AAGTACCCCCGTTGAACTGTTATAGACCACGGAAGAGCCAGTAGATCCTGCGGCAATTGTTAGCTCCGTGAGTGCGTTTTTATGTCCTAACGCTTCGGTAGCGGAAGACGCCGCTGCTACTGCTGACAGAGCCGCTGCATTCTTGCTGTCTTCAACTGCATTGACGTTTGTGGCATCCTGTGAAGAGCCAGTGTAAAATGATGATGATGCCATGGTTTACCTCAATCCGCATAAGTAGAAGTTGGGCGCATGACCTGTGACATTCCAGAGGTCTCAGCCTGATTAGCTTGATCTTGTAGCTCTAGAAGGAACTGGCTTGATTTGGCGTCAAACAGTGGCCCACGCTCATCAAAGAAGTAATCAGAGGCATAGCTGAGAGCCGTGTAGGTCAGTAAATCTGATGCAATGTTGGTTATCGTATTGGTTGAACTGTCCGAAGTTAAATCATCGAACTCTCCGTAGTAATTTAGGAATATTGTACCACCGGACGGCTTTGGTGAGACCTTGATAAGCTCACGCTCTCTGCTGAATGTGGTTGGATTTCCAACAGTACCAACCTTTAGGGCCGCTGCCATCTCGTGCAACGGAACTCTTAGGAGAGAAACACCATCATATTGGATGTCTATGATCTCAATCAGGTTCGATGGGATTACTACTTCTGAAATAGCACTACCAGAGCTCAGTGTGTACGCCTGCTGCTTTTCCATGCTGGGGATACGCAGTACACGCTGTATCCGTGTGAGACCTTGATCGATGAAGGTATCGGCCAAAGCATCACTACAGTCGCTGCGATTTAGGAGAGCCTTAAAGTGGCTCCTGATTTGACCTTTGTTCATTTAAGCGGTCCTTTTCTTAGGCTTTGGCTTTGGCTTTTTTGCTGTAAGTTTAGCTTTGGCAAAAGCTGCATCAGTGGGGGCTCCGGTGGCACCCTTTTTGCGCATAGTCTTACCGCTCTCTCTGCGCTTGTGCATGTTGGTATATAGGCCCATTAGCTATTTGCCTCTTTCTGACACCCAAATTTGCTGCATGTCATTGGTGTCGTACAGCCCTTGCAAGGCTTGAACTTTCCGCTTTTGTACATTTGCTACTTCCTACTCAGCTAGATGTGTTTCTCTGTGGCCATGAAGGCACTCATGTCTTCTGTCTTGAGCTTGCGTACAATTTGTTCGCCTGTAGCTTCCCAGAGGTCAAAGCCTTCGCGGAGCCACTTCTCAGCCACTACTGTTGGAATAGAAGCAATCCTGTGGAACTCACCTGTAGGCTTTCGAGTACTTTCGTTACGAGCGTCTTTGAGGTCATCTAGGAATGCTTGGGAAATTGTTTGGGTGTGCTTACGCACGAGGGAGCCTGCGTCCATTAGAAAGTCTGTGTTGGACTGGATAAGGTGAGGCTGTTCTTTGGGTGCATCAGTCAAGTGGGCGTCCTTAGCCCCCTTAGAAATACAAAAGGCCCACCCAATAAGCACACAGTAAGGAGAGCAAAACCTATGTGCTTAGAGAGTGGACCAACTAGAGACCTAGTGGTCTATAGTGTTCTTATGACAAGCCTGTGATCATTACAGAGTCACCAAAGTTAGTGTGCTTACAAGATACTTCGCCTACGATGTGGTGGCGATCTGAGTCACCATTTTTGGCCAAAAGTGTCCGAGTAAATGGACGCAATGTGCATGTCTTGAACATCGTTGGGTCAATCAAGAGAGCGTGTGTTGTCAGGAGTTCACGGTTGAGAACAACACGGTATTCGCCATATGGAGACACATAGAGGTCAATAGCATTGACCAATGTCTTACCTTGAGCAATCTCACGGTTACGGCCAGATGCTGCTGAGAAGCCAGCGACAATTTGTGCGTCACCCGGCTTGATCATGAAGGTGTCTGGCTCTGAGCCGTTGTTGTAGGCTGTTTCACCAGCAGTCAACAATTTGCTTTCGGTAAGGGCGTCCGTGGCATTACTTCCTGCATCTACAGTTGTAGAAATTTGATTGATGATTGAAGTCATCTTACGGGCTGTTGAAGCGTTGCCAGCTACTGCTGCTTGAGCAACACCAACCATGGCGCGTTCATAGTCCTTCTTGATTTCCTTGAGTTTTTTAGCGAGCTGTAGCCCAGTTTCCTTGGCTCTTCCGTAAGTAGCTACAGCATCAGCTGTGGCAGAAACTTGGAAGCCTTTGACAAGAATTTGGGTGTTCTGGGTGCGCTCTGTTGCGTCTGTTAGAGACAACATAGTAGCGTCAGCACCCTCGACTGCCGCATTCACTTGACTGTCAGCCAGTGCGTCTTCAAGGAAGGAGAAGGTCCGTGCGGATACTTTCTCGTTCTTGAACATGCTTTGGCAGGGCGTAGCGAATGGGCTTATTGAGGTTATTATGTCGGAAACGTCTTCTTTTTTACCGACCTGATCATATGTGGTATAAGTAGCCATAGTATTTAGTCCTTAGATTATTAGGGATTTGACAAGGGTAAAACCTAGCTTTCCCAGCGGGACATTAGTGCTTCTGCAATATCATCTAAGTCCTTTGCACCACTCAGGTCAGACATAGCCTTTTGCTTTCGCTTGGCCTGTATTGACTTGTTTGAAGGTGGGGACTTCTTGGAACTCAAGACCTTGGTCTTTCCGCTCTTTGACTTCTTCAGTGTAGCTTTGGCTTTCTTGCTTTCAGCTGCTTGTTTTGATTGGTCATAGAGACGTGCTTTGTTGAGGAGCATTATGACTTGTGGGTCAGTGTACTGATCAACCTGTTCTTGAGGTAATCCAGACTGCACAGCATAGGTGCGGATTTCTCCATACAGTTCATCACCCCAGTCTTGTAGACTTTCTTCGAGCACTTTGATGCACTCTTGAGCTGCTACTTTGACTGCTGCTTGGTTCTGCTGCTGCACTCCTGACACAAGCTGCCCACTTTCCTCTTTGAGAAACTTTAGGTCATCTTCTGCTTGCTTTGCGTCTTGTCTAAATTGAGCAAAGGTTTCGGGGTCCATTTGCCGTGAGGCAACTAACATATCTATGTCAGCGTATGGTTTATACCGTTCCTCTGCCCGTTCCATTAACTTTTGATATGACAGATGCGTTTGGGTCAGACTATCGTCTGTTGCCTTGCGCTGGGCTGCTAAATCTTGAGACTTTTTGGTAAGAGACGCCTCTTGTCCATACAGCCGCTTTAAGTCCTTTACGGATACCTGCTTGGTTTCACCGTTGACTGAAATGTCCACAACCTGATCGTCAGAAGCTGTCAGAGGCTCTTTGTCCTCATCATCGTCATCTTCTTCGGCCTCATCATCGTCTTCATCTGTGTCTTCGGTTTCTTCTTCGTCAGGGTCTTCAAGGTCTTCTTCGCTGTCTGTATCAACATCTTCGTCTTCTAGTTCATCCTCTTCAACCTCTGTCTCATTGAGGTCTTCGGATGTTGCATCCTTGTCTTCGAGTTCGGATAGGCTTTCACCGTCCTCCCATCGACCTAAGATTGCGTCCGCCGCTTCATCTACGTCTAATGCACGGGGCTCAGAGTTAGTATCTTGCACGTTATTCATGGTGCTACTGGTCCTCTTGGCTGCTGTCGCCATTTGTTGCGGCTTGGATGCTGTTACGCACCTCCACTCGCTGTTTAAGTGTGTTCACCACGTCTACTAATGCGCGATAGTGGATATAGGCTTGCTCACGTTTCTCCCGGTCCTCTGGCGGTGTGTTGACAAAGGTTTGGAAGGTCTGTTCAACAAGTTCGTTGATGACAGAGGTGAATGCAGAGGCACCGATTAGCGCCTCCGCTTCATCTCCAGCCACCACAAGTTGCTCTTCTTGTGTAGGCATAGGTTATCCTATTGGTTTACCCGTTAGGGCTTGCGATTGCTCGGACATCTTCAGCAGTACGCGCAATCTCTAGTTCTTCGAGGTTGACGTATTCTTTGTGCTCTTGCTGGCTCTCTTGGAGGTCCATCTTGTCCGATTTTAGTGCGAAGTCTGCTTGTGATTGCATCTGCTGCATCTGTAGCTTCATCTTCGCAATTTCAGCGTCAAACTGTGCCTTCATCTCTGACACAACTGTCTGGCGTTCCTGAATTTCTAGCTGCTTCTGAGCCATCTGCATTTGCATCTGCTGTGCTGGATCAGGCTGTGGTGGAGGTATCTGTGCTGGGTCTGTAAGGAAGTCAGCAACATTCTTGATACCAGACTTCTCAAGTACAGCAGCCAACATCTTGAACTTCTTGTCAGGGCCATACATCTGACCCAAAGTTGGGTCTTGTGATAAGAGTGTGTGAAAGGCCAGGTACTTCTGTACCATGGTCTCTTGGTCGCCATAGCCTAGATGAAACTCGACTTGAACATCACGCTTGTCAGTCCACTGGGCAGGGTTGATCTGCACAAAGCGACCTGCCAACTCTACAATCTTATCTTCGCTCTCGTTCTCTACGACTAGCTGGTAGACCAGAGTAAACAGGGGCTTCAAGAAGTTGTTAGCAAAGTTACGAGCAATGATCTTCTGGCGCTGCTGGCTCATAGTGGCCAACTGTTCAACCATAGCAGCTGAGTTCTGCTTGCTTATGGCATCCTTGTTAAGACCTTGGCTTAGACGTGAGACACCAGAAGTATCCTCTTTGTCTTCGTCAAGCATCTGGATGGTCTGGAAGACAAACGGGTTCAGAGAGGCCTGTGGCATAGGCATGATTGCATCAGGGCGCGATACGTTCACAATGCCACCGACACGGTTGTCAATCAGCTCACGAGGGTTAGTCAGTCCACCTTTGACTACCATGTAACGTGGGTTGTTTGTAATCATGGTGTGGTCAAGGATGGAGCGGGTCAGAACTGTACGAGCATTCTGGATACCCACGAGCTTGTCAGCAAAGTTGTTGCCGTGGAAAGCATGTGGAATAGGCAGCGGTATAAAAGCCACAAATGGGCGTCTAGTTACCATCTCTTTCTCTAGTAGAACATTAGATGCTTTGACTACACGGTACAGATCGGCTGTGCCTGTGCCCTCGACATCTAGCTCTAAATAAGCCTCGACTACAGTCACCTGTCGGGTCTGACGCTGATAACCTTTAGAGTTAAAGCCACGGTCTGCACCAATGTCATCAAAACGTGCTAGTATCTCAGGGTCATTGTCAAAGTCTGTGTCTTCATTGTCAGCAATGTCAGCCACTAAGTCTTCATCGTAACCCATCTCTATTAGCTCAGAGATAGACTTCTTGGTGCGGTGTGCGCAGAAGCTAACACTATCAAGAGATTTAGCTTGTGGTTCAATGAGGAACTCTTCGGGAGCGATAGCCTCTACTTTGACTTGGGATGTATCACGATACACACGCAGCTCACCGCTGGAGATACCATACTCATCTTCAACAATCTCTTCGATCTCTACGTTGTCTTGGGCAAGTAGTGCGTCCAGCTCATCCTCAGTCAGGTCTTCTACTGCTTCGAGGTGGCTCTCAGACTGCTTAGACCAGTAGACCTTGGCAATGCCAGCACGGGCAATGAGACCATCGTGTATGACAGTCTGCATTACCTCAAACAAGTTGTTTTGGCGGTGAAGCACATAGTCTGTGTACTCAGTGCATACCTCGGCCATTGGGACATCTTCGGAACCTTGCGGTGTAAACCTTAGTGTCTTGTTGCCTGTGCTGAAGGTCTCCAGAAGTGCAGCCTTCATGCTTTCAACGGCATCGTAGACATCTTGACTGACGTACTTACTGTTACCATCGTGAGCTGGCCTTGGGAGATTAGCAGTGTAATAGTCCATTACCTTACGGCGCTCTTTGGACAATTCGCTGTCGTAGTAGCCTATGGAGCGGCGTAAGTTGGTGTCTACGATTGAGACGATCTTTTCGTCATCAATGGCTTTATATTCTTCTTTTGATTTCATGTCTAAACCATCTCAATGTAATAATCATCGACTGCATCTATTGGTTCCCAAGCACCTTCGTGAATGTGGTTTGCTAGGGCCAGAGCCATTACGCAGTCATCGAAACACCCGGCTTCAGCTTCCATCCCACCGCTTTGGGTGACGATGTAAGTAAGCATCTCTCGGATAGTGACCTTATCGTTAAGTTCGATAGTACCCTCTCGAACAGAGGCCCTGAGTTCATCAATGATCAGGGGTTTTGTCTTGGAAGTTGTTGTAAAACCCAACTTGAGGGTCTCTTTGTCAGTCAACTTGTCTACCTGCACCTCTGTGAAGAAGTGTGGGTAAGCCATGTCTTTTCCAAGACGGGTACACGTTAAGATACCGTGACTGTTGTTCTCTACAATGATGTAGGCAAAGTTAAAGAACTCACCTAGCTTGTAGAGCACCTCAGCAAAGTAGTCTGGATGAACTTGGGCACGATAGGTCGCAACCTGTCGTTTCTTGCTGTCTAATACTTGAGCAACTGACCAGTCACCGCCTCTGACACCCATGGCGACATCAGCACCTATTGTGTACTTTTCGCCGGGATCAAGTGTGCGATAAAGCGTCAGTTCTCCACGAGTGTTCTCAAGCCAATCATCAGCCTCAAGAGCGAGGCGTTGCTTTGGGTCTTCTGCTGTCTCTAAGCTCTCCTGTAGTCCCTCTGCATTAAACACAGGGCGTCCAGTTGTCAGGAAGGCCTGAATTGGGGTGGCTGGATATTCTTGATGGAATAAATCTATTCCGTTCTGTGCAACCTTGCGGCGTCTGAACATGAGTTGCTCATCGTCTAGGTCATACTTCTCGCACAGCTCTTCTTCCTCTGGGGTTCTCTCGAAGTTCTCAGGTACACTCTCCCGATACTCAGGATCAATAAACCAAGGGATAAACACTGGCACATAGCCATTGGTTCCTTCTACGGCACCTTTCCAGAGGTCATAAAAGATACCACTGACACCGTTAGCCGTGCTTTCTACAAAGATGGCAGTGCCCTTCTTGTTAGGCACAGCTTGTGTCATACCGTTCCAGTTCTCCAGAGCGGTGGACTTCTGCCAGAAGGCAAGCTCAGAGGCGTGGACATGGGTGAGAGTTTCACCCCGGCCAATGCTTTCGCCACCAGCTGTCGCAACAACAAACGAGCTGTCTAGGACATCAAAAGTAAGTTCCCGGCGAGAGCTGTACTTGGTGTGAGGCTTCAGTAACTCAGGGCAGTTCTCGTGGTATCTCTTAGTCATATCGAAGAGGGCACGGGTACTGTCGGAGTGGTGTGTGACAACCAGAGCCTTGCAGGCTTTGCGCTGAGACACATTGAAGTAAAGGTAGCCACCAACGTAGGTCGATAGACCCTGCTGACGGGCCTTCAAGATGATGATGCGTACCTTGCCTTCAGTCTCCATTTGGTCTTCTACGGCCTTCTGGAGAAGGCGCTGGGCTGGCTTCAAGTTAAGTGACTTTATGTCACCGTCCTTAGTTCTGATCTTGAGGGCTGACTTACTGTAGAAGTTGAAGTCATCGTATAGTTGGCGGCGTACTATTTTAAGTCTCTTGTCCATCTTCGGTTTGCTCATCCTCTGGAGTGACTACTAAGAGCGACTCCAGAAATGCCTCGGCTTTACCGATGGTGACTTCGCTCTTTGCGGCAGGCTTAGTCTTGGTGAAGTCCAAGACCATTCGTGCTGCTGTTAGGCGGTCCCGGTTTTGCCCCGGTTCACGCATGATTTCTACTGCTGCTTTGAGTGCCTCAATGGCATACACATCGTCTATTTGATTATCTTCGGCCATGATTGCTACGATCCTTTCAGCATCTGCTTTTGCCTGTTGTCTGATCGGCGTAATCATTTCGAGGGTATAGCCATCAGGTGTTCCCTGTGGCCGACCTCCGTTCTTACGCTTCTTTGTCGACCACTGCTTTCTTAGGGCTCTTCCCTCTTCGGTTTTCATTAGGTTTGTGAAGTAGTTGTTTGCTTTTGGAGTTGCCTTGTTTGGGTGGGTCAACTCTTTCTTCGGTGCCTTTTTTCTTGGTTTCAGTGGCACTGGCATCTTCTACTCCTACTAATGTTCCAATGATCTTGAGGGTCGTTGGGCAGGCCTTGCAGAACACAGGGGCTGGTAGTGTCGCTGCCATCTCTGCGAGTACCTTGTCTTTGTCAGAACTGCTGAGGCTAGACGCCTTTATAGCTTCAATGCCCTGTAAGAAGGGCACCAAGTCAAATGCTGTCTTATTCACTGTTTGCTTCCTTGAGTAACAGATGCCCCCGAAGGGGCACCTTAGTTATGCGGAGAGAATACCGGGAGCCATCATTGGCTCCTCCTCTTCCTCTGATCCAGCGGCAAGCAGTCCCATAGCGGATACCACAGCAAGTATGGTTGCGAATGGATGACTGTAGAACTGGATTTTGCCGTTGTTTGCCTTTTTAAACTCATCGCGTATGAGCTTGGTGTTGATAGGCATTAGCTCTTTGGCAAGGCGTGGGTTCATAAGGTAGAGCCACATTGGGTCAACAGACAGCTCTGAGGTATTATTTGTATAGCGTTTGTAACGCTCCATACCGGCTTTATAGTTTGCTGCCATCTGTGGGGATGAAGCATTGTTTAACAAAGATAGTATTCTACCAAATTCTCGTACAGGCACTGTCTCGGACGGGTTAGACTCCGTAAATGCCTTACCTGCCTCTTGGAAAGCCTGTATTTCCTTTATGGCTGGATGATCTTTACCAAGTCCTTCAAGAATAGGCTTCATAACAGAGGTGTTATAGCTATTTTTACCTACTTGATCCAGCTTTCCAGAAAATGGGTTTTTAACCATACCCATTCCGAACTCACCTTTACCGTCCATGTTGCCTTGAGTAAGAGAGTGACCCATTTCATGGAGGACGTTCATTAGGCTAGTAGTAGAAGTGATCTTATTGCCCCCGATAGACCCACCGGGCCTGACGAAGAACACAGAGCTGCCAAACCCTCTGAGACTAGGACTCCATTTATGAACAGCAGCTGTACTCTTACCTGTTTTTGTCTCTTTCTGTAGGGCAGAACCAGAGTTCATCATTTTAGCTGTTATGCCAAGAAGCCTTGCCACCTCAAGAGCCTGATCCACGTCTTGAATACCGTTCTCGTACTTACTGCCTTTACGGCCAATCTCAATGATTGCTTTAGCCTCTGGCATAGCCTTTTTAACGGACTTTGCTGTGGGCTTCTTTACCTTTTTGGGCTTTGTAGGCTCGGCATCAAGTGGGGCCAATTTTGGGGGTTCAGGTTGTTGAGCCAAGGCGGGTTGTGGGGGTTGTCCACTATCGACTGGTCCACTTGGGCCAACAGTTCCCGCAACTGTGGGTCCATCTGGTCCACTAGGGCTTGAAGTTGGGGTGACAGGTGGGACATCTTTAGCTTTCTGCTGCTGCTTTACCCGCTCAATGTAGGGGTTAAGGTAGGTTTCTGCAAGTTTAGGCTTCATTAGGTTGCCTGTGGCTCTGCTAACGATAGCTTCCAGAGAAGCAACGGGGTCTTTGCCTAAGTTCAACGCCATGCTGTCAAAGGCATCACCTAAAGTGGCACGATCTTCAGCAAGAATGGTTGTATCGTTGTCCATCTTGTCACGAAGAGTTGCCAGAAAGGCTTGATTACTGTTTTTGCCAAGCTGCCGTTCTATTGGTAGCTGTGGTTCAATAGGCTTTTGACCCTTCTTCGGCTTCTTAGACTTAAAGTTGAGCGTCTTTGAGCGGATGAGAGAAGTGACATCGTTCAGAGGACTACCATCCATGATGCTTTTGCCTGTGGCCAGTGACTGCTTGTAAGCACGGATTGCACGTTTACGCTCCGGAGTGGTGGAGGGGTCAGCCAGTAACTCATCTAGTGCCTTCATAATGTCAGCATCAAGTTCAGCTACTGTACGGCCTTGTGGGCCATAAGTCTCAGTGATGGCAGAATGAACTGTACCGCGAGGTGAGTTGGGAAGTGGAGGTTCGCCGTTAGCATACTGCTGTGCGTTCCGCTTTGCCTCTTCCTCATTGAAGAAGTCTTGCTTTTGACCTTCCTCAAACGCTCGGCGTTCCCCATCAGATTTCTGCTGTACCTTCTCAGCATCAGAACGTGCCTTGGCGGCTTTCTCAGCCTCTCTTACACGATCTTTTGCCTCACGATTTGCGTCTTTTGAATCGCGTCTAGCATCTGCCGCGTTTCTTCTGTCCAATCTGTCTTGAGCGTCAATCGCCAATTGCGCAGCTCTACGATCTTTAGTTTCTTGGGTGAGATTACGAGCCGCTGGAGCTGTAGGATCAGCAAGGCCATCGCCTTTACGGTTCTTCTTGATAAAGCGGTTGACCTTGGACCTGCGTCCAGTAACTGCATCTATGGCACGACCACCAACCACGAGAGGTATCTGTGCTACTAATGAGCCGCCACCAGTTGCTAAGGCTGCACCAGTGTTGATGTTGCCTGCAATCATTCCAGCTGGATTATAGGCTCTACCAATAGAAGGCAGAGGATTAAACATATCGGTGAACTTAGACACACCGCCTTTTAGGCCACCAGCATATACCTCGGTGAGTACGTTGGAGCGGCGAAAGGCGTTAAGCAATACTTGACCTTCGTTTGTGTTACCAAACTGATCTTGCATGAAGTCAAAGTTCTTCTTGGTGACTGTAGCAGCGACTTTGCCGTTAGACTGAGATACGGCGCTATCAAATACGGCCTGATCATTAGAACTTAGAGCTTGGTATTGGCCCTTCGCCTTGAGTTCCTTTACGGCACCTTTGACTTGCTCAACTAACTCTGAACGAGCGCCTTCTAGTGCTTGGTTGGCACCTTTCTTGGAGCTGGCGTCAATATCCTTGAGGTTGTAGCCGTTATCATCAGCAACACGCTGCAACAATGCAGACACATCAGACGCAGCCTGGGTTGTCTCAGGGTCTAAGTCTTCTTTAGCCTTAAAGACAATCTCGCCTGTCTTGGACACTGTGTTTACAACAGTGCTTATGCCTTTGGATGCAGTACCGCCAATGAGGGCAGCATCACCCATGCGCTCAATAATTTCCTGTGGTACATACTCACCACCTTGGACAGCAGTGCCACCAATCACCAAGCCCTCTTGTACGCCTTCCTGTACGCCTTCTCGTAGGAACTTCAGTGTAGCACCACCGCCCTTGAGAGGCGTAAGTTCTACAATTCCAGAGGCTACAGCAGTCGCAAGGTCTGTGGCTGTGGCAGTGGGATCAAGTCCCTGTTCTTCCTTCTCGGCACGGTTGGCACCAAGGGCGCTAGTCACGCCGTAGGCAGTACCACCGATAGCAAGGCCTGTACCGATGATGGGGGCAGAGGTTGCTGCAAGACCAGCGCCGATAGATGCTGCTGCACCACCAGCTACCTGTGGGGCTGCTTCAGCAACACCATAGGCTAAGGATTTACCAGCGTTGGCAAGGTCGCCTTCGCGGAGGTTGCTGATGATGCCATCTGCACCTTCTGGTCGCTGGTAGTTGGATGCAGCCATCTCAGCTTCGTTGCGCTGGGCCATCTCTTGACCGTAGTTCTCAACGGACTCAACGCCTGTAAGCTCACCAGCTGACTGGATACCCTTGCCGACCATGGAACCAGCTTGGTCTACACCGTAGCTGACAGCTCCTGAGAGCGAGGTGTCAACTTCTGTGTCTGCTTGTGTAGGTGCTGAAGCCTCAGAACGCATAGTTTTGTACGCTTCGGCAACAGTAGCAAACTCAGGTGTACCCTGCTTGTCTTTGTTCTGTACGAGCCATTCGGCGTACTTTTCGATCCTATTGACTTCAGCCATAGTTCTTCCTCGTGTTAGTCTTAAATGCCAACAATGGCGTCAGCAGCAGACATATTGGATGATCCAGCGCCACCACCGCCCGATAGTCCCGGCATGGTCTCAGAAAGTGGAGCATTTGGATCAACAGTCCCGCCACCTTCGGCACGGGCAAGCAATAGCTCTGCCATTTGCATCTGACGTTGTAACCAGCGCTCCCAAACAATCTCTTGTGATCCAATCTGAGGTACTTGCCGTCCAAACAGTGCCATCTCAGCGTTAGAGATTGCGCCTTTGGTTTCAGCAACACGCTTCATTATGGAGTCAAGACCAATCTCGTTTAGAAACAGGCGCTGGGCTTCTTGCTCATTGCCGATAGTCTTACCCATGAAACGATCAAATAGAGCGGATGGATTGAGGCCAGTTAGGCTACCATCTGATCCTCTGATCATGCCTAGAGCAGTCTGTAGTTTGGAGATACCAAACCTTAGATCACCAGCACCTTTGGTTGCTTTACTGCCTGCTTTGCCAGCGCCAGTACCTCTAGCTCTCAACTCTGCAAGGCGTGTTGCCTCTGCCTGTTTAGCTGCTGCAACTTCCGCAGCACGGTTAGCATCCTGTATGGAACCATACTCACGAGTAGCGGCACCAAGACCATCACCTTGGAGGGCACCAGAATACATAGCACCGCCAATGCGGATGAGGCTCTCACCTCTTGGCACCATACCTAAAGAGGAACCACGGGCATTAGATGTCATGTTACCTGCGCCTCTTGAGAGGGCTGGGGCACGAGTTGCCGTTGATCCTGCGCTACTTAATGCTGGTAACTGTGGTGCTGTTATATTGGCAGTAGTATTATCAGTGGTAGTAGTTGGGGTAGTGGTGTCAATGAGGACAGGGTTACTGTAGTCACTTGCTCCATTCATACCGGGTTCTGGACGATCCAGTGTTGACTGAAAGCGTCTATCTGGTGGAGCATATGGATCAGCTGCACCAATAGCAGACGGGTTAGGTGTCAATACGGGTACAGGAGTGAACATCGCAGGGTCTGCACCCGGCTGTTCGTTAGGGTTAGCTTGAAGAACAGGTCCTAAGTTATTAGCGACATTGCCGTTTACTGGGTTATCTAATGATAGGGTGCGGCTAGTAACTTCAGCGACACGAGTATCACGGGCTGTATTGCCAGAGGCAAGTGCGGCCTCTGCCGCTGCTTTACGAGCCTGCACACTGGCCATCATCTCAGGTGGCAATGTACCAGAAGATAGTAGTCCTTCGCTGCTTGCAATCTCAGCTTCTGCTGCCCTTACATCTGGAGCAACTGCTGCTGCCTGTTCTTGCTTTTGACGTAAGTCTTGTGAGTAGATTTGTGCTGCATCATCGTACTGAGTTGTGCTTTGGTTACTTTCAACAGAACCACCTAAGTCAATCAGTTGCTGCTTCATTTGCTGAAGTCGTGCAACATCTGCTTGGGTGTCCACAGAGCCTTCAAGATCAGCAATCCTACCTTCTAATAACTGGCGCTCACCAATGTTCTTTTGGGCAAGGTTTTGCTCACTGCGCATGAGAACACCGGGCTCTTCTCCCACACCAGCTGCTGGGCCGCTCTCAAGTACGGGAGCTGACATCTCAGAGTTAGCCATTATAGAGCCATCAGGCATCCGATGGAAACCTTCTGGCACTGTGGCGCTTTCAAGGACTGGAGCTGGTGTCTCAGGATTAACACCCAGAAGTATCTGCCTATGTACATTTTGGGCTGTTTCATCTAGGCTTGCAAGGTACTGCTCAGGTGTCTGGCCTGTGTTCTTAGCCATGTTTTGAAAGCTGGTGACTGCTAAAAGTGGGTCTGCCTGTGCGACTTCTTTTGGTGCTGTAGACAATACAGGGCTTGTGGAACCTGCTTCTAATTCTTCTATTGTAGGTGTAGGGGGCTGCTGGGCAGCTGATTGCTGCGTATTAAAAAGAGCTGGATTAACAACTGGTGTTAAGGGACTAGATAAAAGGGCGTCTTGCGCATTTCTTATTTTGGCAGCCTCAATCTGCTTACGCCTAATTTCATCGTAAACAGTGATTTGTTCTTCCGCATCTGCTTTTTCTGCAGGGCTCAAAGTGTTTAGATATTCGTTCCAAGATAGGCCAGCTGCGTCTGCTGCATTCTGAATGCTTTTAGGGATTAAAGGGTCCATATTATTTACCTCCTATGCCATTCCGAAGGGGCGCATCTGTGGGCGCAGACTGCGTGTAGGGGCAGTTGAAGCCTGCTGAGGGAAATATTGCTGCTGGAACCCAAAGCCACCCATGGCACCGCCCATGGCAGCTTGGAATGGGTCAACCTTGTTTGCAGTAATGCTGCCTACGCTGGCGGGAGCCTTTCCCAGAATACCTGACTGGTAGCCCTGACGTTGCTGCATCTCAAAGTCGCGCTGGCGCTCGAAAGCAGCCTGTGCATCATTGAGGCCAGCTTGGTTATACCCTTGCAGAGAGTTGCCTGCGTTCATACCGAAGTTGGCACCCTGCCCCAGTGTATTTAGACCTTGGGTGTAAGCATTCTGGATGCCTTCGTTGGCCATGCCTGCACCTTGCAACGCATTACCACGATCAGAGAACTGCTGTGACTGTTGGGCAAGGCTGCGGTCAATGAGCCTGTCTTGTACGTCTAGGGCGACATCAGCACGGCGGTCATCAAAGGCGCGGTTGGCTACTGCTTCAGCAGCACCAGCGCGGCTAGAGTTCATGTTGCCTGAGTTACTCGCTGCTAGGTCTATGCCTGTCAGAGTGTTCTCTTGTAGGTTGCGGCGGTCATCACGCATCGCAGAGTCAACCAACGGGTTTGCGTTGGCACTGGCGTAGCCCATAGCAGTGGCTAGGCGGTCATCCTGTGCTGCCTGTGCCATGCCTTGGTACTGATTGAACAAGGAGTTGGCATTGGAGCCAAAGCCAGACGTATTGTTCATCATGCCGTAACCAGAGTTCTGGAGGTTAGAGCCGATGTTGCCCATGTTGGTGGCAGTGCCAGTCTGGAAGCCGTTGGGTCCAGCTAAGGTTTGACCACCGTAGGCACCTTGGCCTAGTACACCGCCTAGTGCAGCTTGAGAGCCTTCGAGGTTCGCGTCCACATAAGGTTTGTATTGGTTAAAAGCAGACATTTGGGATGCTGTTGCATTGTCTTGTGCTCTGGCTTGCTTGTCTGCACCCTTTTTGCCCATCACGCCACCAATCACGGATGCGCCTATTTGTGCAGTAAACGGATCAATACCCATTTTGTTACTCCGATTTCTTTATTTGATATAGGGGTCTTATGAGGCCCCCTTCGCATGGGACATCTTCCATATGCGTAAAGCCAAAAAGTCCTAAGAATTTGTGGTGCTTGTGGTCATCATGAGCACTCAATGTGTAAAACTCTTGTGTGTCCGATAGCTCTAGTAGGTTACTAAAGTCGGTGTTTAGCCTACGTTTGAGGGCTGCTGACCACTTAGTGTAAATATCACAATGTATATACG